TTGATCAGATGAAGTCGCAAAAACTTCGCGATCACTTGGATGCACTGCAATCGCGCTGTCACTATCTGGACCTGACCTTGGACACCATGCGTGACAAGCTCCTGCGTATCCGTCAGATTGCCAAAGATGGCGTGCTGTTTGCAGACTATGATTTTGAGCCTGCGGTGCAAGACGACATCATTGACTTCATGAATGTCAACAAAGATCGTCTGCGTGAAGTCAGCCTGCGCATGGCACTGAAGATTGCGGATCTGCGCAAACTCAGTGTCTTGAACTGGAAGCGCCTGGCTGAGACTACCTGCATGAAGGCAGCTTAAAATGGAAAAAATTGCAGTAATTGTTGGTGCAGTTGTGTTGGGTCTAGCAACGTTGGTATTGATTAGTTTTTTGCTGAGCTGGCCTGTGTACATGTTGTGGAACGGGTGCTTGGTGGGTGCTGTGGCAGGTGTTAGTGAAGTCACCTGGTTGCAGGCCTGGGGCTTGACAATACTGTGTGGCTTTTTGTTCAAGACCACAGTCAACACAAAAGAATGAGACTTTAAAGTTTTCCTGGGCACACAAACGGTTGGCTCCGGCCCGGGCTTTTGACAGGCACTTCGGTGCCTGTCTTTTTGACTTCGGCATGTGGTAAGTATTATAATTGTCTCATGCTCCAACGGTATTTGCACATTGATCTAGGCACAGACTACACCTTGGATTTTGCCATCCACAACACAGTGTTGGCTGATCTTTGGCTGGAACGTATGCATCTACGGCACCCTTACCCGCTGGATCATCCCGACAGGTTTTACAATTTCAATTCAGTGGAACAAGAAATTGCCAGAGCTGAACAAATGATACGCGGCTGCATTGACACAATCAATGCATATCAGCCAATTGTGCAGCAACCATTTACCAATGTCAACGACCAGGACTGTTTGAACTACTTGCATTCAATTTTTGAACAATATCATGGCTTGCTGAATCAACAAAAAACTCGTTGGTGGCTACAGTGCCCGCCGCAGGTAAAAAAAGCGCTGGCCGAACTCAACTTGGCTGTGCATAGATGTGAAACTGTGTCACGAAATCGTAGACCTAGGTTGGTGTGCACTTGGTTTGGTGTGCCCCGTGATGTCACACTGCCTGAAGAAGTCATGCAGGCACATGGCACCTTGCAGCCTGCGTTTGGCAGTGTGTGTATCAACTATGCTGAAATAGGAAAAACTTTATTTGAACTGGCACTAGATCAAGACAAATACATCAGTGATGAAGCATTCAAACCTTTTGCACACTATGCTCCAGATTTTGTTGTGAATTTTTATGAAACAACGCAACACATGGTAGACAAACGATTTGATCTAATGAAACCGTACTATCAAGTGCATAGAGATTTTTTTGACAGCCACGGTTATCCAGAGTTTGATCATGTCAAGCTGCTGCCTTTGTGGTTTCCAGTGGCACAGTTGATTGAGCGTGTGCCTCGTGATCAGTTGTTTGAAGACATACGTCAACGACAGTTTGTAACCAAAGTTTATATAGATGAAACAAGCCACCATAGTCATACGTGATGAAGTCAACATCAAGATAGAAGGCCTGGATCTTGACATGCGCCGGCGCCTGGTGTCGGCCTTCAAGTATGATGTGCCTTATGCTATACTTGCCAGCCGTGAGACTGGGCCGCTGGGATGGAAAAGTCAGCTATTTTCAACTGGGTGGCTCTACTTACACCAACCTGCTGCCTGAGATATTGCCAGTGTTGGAGCAATACAACTGGGACGTTGAACTAGACGATCAACGTGATTACTCAGTGACATTTGCGTTTGAACCTGTGACCGAGCAACGTTGGGCCAACCGTGCGTGGCCCGCTGGGCATCCTGCTGCTGGTGAGCCTATTATGTTGCGTGACTATCAGGTAGAGATTGTCAACAACTTTTTGGCCAATCCACAGTGCATACAAGAAGTGGCCACTGGCGCAGGCAAGACCATTATGACTGCCACTCTCAGTGCCGCAGTGGAACCCTATGGTAGATCAATTGTGATTGTGCCCAACAAAAGTCTTGTGACACAAACAGAAAAAGACTATCGCAACGTAGGGCTTGATGTGGGTGTTTATTTTGGCGACCACAAAGAACACGGGCATCAGCACACCATCTGTACATGGCAAAGTCTCAACGTACTGCTGAAAAATACCAAGAACGGCCAAGGTGACTGCACCATACAAGACTTTATTGAAGGTGTGGTATGTGTAATTGTAGACGAAGTGCACATGGCCAAGGCCGATGCACTGAAAACTCTGTTGACTTCGGTGATGGCGCAAGTGCCAATTCGTTGGGGTTTGACTGGAACCATACCCAAAGAGAAGTTTGAAAGTCAGGCCCTGCTAGTGAGCCTGGGTCCTGTGATCGGCAAGTTGAGTGCCAACGAACTGCAACAGCAAGGTGTGTTGGCTCAGTGTCATGTGAACATTGTGCAGCTACAGGATCATGTTGAATATGCCAATTATCAAAGCGAGCTCAAATATTTGCTGGAAGAGTCAGGCCGGCTGGATGCCATGGCCGAACTCATAGAGCATGTGAATCAAACTGGCAATACTTTGGTGCTGGTGGATCGTGTGGCAGCAGGCACAGAGCTGGTGTCCCGACTGGGCAATCGTGCGGTGTTTGTGTCGGGAGCAACCAAGGCCAAAGACAGACAGGACGAGTATGATGAGGTGGCAGAGGCAACAGATAAAATCATTGTGGCCACATATGGTGTGGCCGCAGTGGGCATCAACATCCCTCGTATTTTCAATCTTGTGCTTGTTGAACCCGGCAAGAGTTTTGTGCGAGTCATACAAAGCATTGGGCGAGGAATCCGCAAAGCCGAAGACAAAGACCACGTGCAGATCTGGGACATAACCAGCACCTGCAAATTTGCCAAGCGTCACTTAACCAAACGCAAAGCCTACTATCGCGAAGCCAACTATCCATTCTCACAAGAAAAACTCGAGTGGATGCAGATAAAGTAGTTGACTTTGTGATAAATTTTCTATACACTACAAACATGAGAATACTAACACTGGACAACCAGCCCTATGATCTAGATCATTTACCTGAAGAAGTGGATGACATGAGATTTTCAATACTGGACAACTCTAACCCAGCTGAGCCAGATTACCACTTTATACCTTTGATTTTTTTAGAAAGTTTTAATGCACCTGCTTTGGTGTTGCGAATTGGTCAGCATACGTTAAAGATGCCTATGGATTGGCAGGTGTTAATAGGCGAACCCGACATAGGAGATCTTGAAGTGCTGCCGTTGACTTCAATCAACGATCGTGGCTTCAAAGTATTCCAGTTCAATCCACTAACTAGCTTCCGTCCCAGCTTTCCAGATATAGAAATTTTAGATGTGTACCATGAGGTCAGCTGGTATGCGCCCAAGTTAAAAAATGGGCAGTTGCTGGCAGTGCCTATCAGCGATGGTCCTGATCCCGACTGTGTGTATTTTGTCAAAGACGTAAGTCGTAACTGTGAGATTGTCGACTACAATAAAGCCTGGTAGGTCATTGATAAAATCTTCTTCCGGTTACAGGGTCAACTTGAATCTTTTTTCCTTTTTTAGACTCGGCTACTTTTTGGCGATGTGACTCGGATATAGGACCCAACTTTCTGCCGATGAGACTTTGCGATATTTTTTCTTTTGTTTCGGCGGTCAATGGACTTCTTTTCTTTCCTGTGTTTGCTTTGGCAATTTTTTCTCCCCATGTAACTGTTCGAGATTTTCCTAATTTAGATTCGGCTATTTTTTGTTTTGATTCTTCGGAATGCTTATAAAATCTACTTCTCTCTTTTGCTGCCTTAGACATTTCTAGCTTTATTGATTCGTAGACTCTAGCAGTAACTTTGAATCTTTTATGCTTGTTACTAGAAAACACCATTCTCCAAGCAGCAAAAGCCATTTTAGATTTTTGAATGCCATTGGTCATTCTAATCAACAGTTGATGGCATATAAGATGTTCTTTTGCAGTTAACTTTACGATATTTTCTGGGTCGTTGGTTCCCCCTAACGAACGTGGAATAATATGATGTTTTTCTACATAAGTATCGTGACCCAAAATTCTTGATTTTGCCTCGGAAACTATGTTATAGTAGTATTTAGAATATTTGTTAGATAGGAACATAATGTATTTATACAATCAAGTTTATTTCAAGGCATGGTAATGTATACTGAACCGCAAGTGTTTGAAATGTTGAATAGGATGGTGCGAATTTATGTGGAAAGCTATCCTGAAGACCGTGAGAATCTAGAACGATTCTTGCGTTGGGCCTACCACCAGTATGGATATAGTTATGGGCAGTCTTAAACCTGGCGCCACATACATTTACGAACGTGATGGCAATCGTATCTACGCCAGAGAGTTTGGATCAACACAGAGACAGATTGTTGGCTATGACAGTAATGTGCAAGAATTCAAAGAGCGCAGATACTACATGAATCACATCAACGAATTGTTGTTGATGTGCGAACAAGATGCGGGCATGCGGCAGTTGCTGGAACAATTGTTTGTGCTGTACAATTTAAAGAAAACTCATGAGTGATCGACTTAACATTGCCAACGAAATGCGGATGTTTGATCGCAAGGTCAGAACATTCTATGACGATCTCACTGCAGAAGAAAAGAAAAAGTTTAGTAACTATCTCATG